CCATTTAATACTCCTTGCCAAGTCGGTCTTTTGCCAACGCGTAATCGGCAGCGTAATACTCGCGCACAAATGCTCTAACCTTGTCGGTGATAACGCTGCGGCCAAAATCAGTTGAAGTGTTGTAACGCACCAATGGCTGTTCCGTGTTACCGGTGACACGGCGCAATTCCGCTTCCATGTTGTGAAAGTCTAATGCTTGAATGTTGGAATGCGTAAACCATTCAGCCTGCGGCTTAAACAGCATTTCAAATTTGATGGGTAGCGCCGGGATCATATCCACAACTTCATCGTAAGAAACTTGTTCTGCTGCTTTGTTAATGCCCTGCTCATCAATAAAGCGTTGAAAATCATCCCGTGTGTATGGCATTTGCTTTATGTGCAGTATTGCACTTTCAAACCGAGCGAGAGGGTCTCGCATAAAGCAATAAACTTGGTACTGCAAAAGGTTGGAGTATTTCCCCGCGTATTCTTCAAAAAAACGATGCGGCCCTCCCAAAGACTTCCAGCCTACGGAAGTTAAGAAATGGCAAATTGTAAATGTTCCAACTTTCGTAGGACACAAAAAAGCCTTTTTGCTGGCTTTGTGGAACATCATTACGGCTGCTCCGATTCGCTCAACGGAGAGATTTCCAACGCCCCAACTCTGTCTTGTATTTCTGACAAATTTTCATTGATTGGGCGCGGTGGAACAACAAATTCATCTATAGCAGGATCATAAATAAACCCAATTCCTGCATATAAACCGCGAAATTGATCGTTATAAGAAGTTTGCTTCCAAACCGCATTATCTCCATACAACGAATGCAGAAACGCAATGCCGAGCGGTTCGGAATCTGGAAACGGCAAATTCTGAACTACCGCGTTGTTTACAACAACAACTTCTAAAACAATGTTGTTTTCATCAAGTTTTGCAAAATGCGCCATACATCACCAAGTAATAGAACCAGAGCCGGTGAACGTATACGTTCTGAACCCGCCAGAAACCGACACGCTTGGGGAGCCTGTTGTAGATACGGCAGCCGCATAAGAATCTGAATAACGAACAATCACAATACCCGAGCCGCCGTTGCCGCCGGTGCCACTTGCAACTCCAATAATTCCACCCATTCCAGAACCACCGCCGCCACCGCCTCTATTAGCAGTACCTGCGGTTGCAGTAGTGGTATTGCTGCCAGCGCCGCCACCGCCTGACCCGCCAGAGGCACCGCCACTAGCAAATCCACCACCACCGCCACCGCCAGCGTAAGTGGTTCCAGCAAATGTTGAGCCACCGCCGCCTTGCAAGACACCCGCGCCACCCGCGCCACCGCCGCCGCCAGAATTTCCTGTTTGATCACCTAATGAAGCGGTGCCGCCTGAATTACCCCCCGTGGCTCCAGCACCTCCCGGTCTATTATCAGAGTGAGAAAATGTTAGGGTACCGGGAGGGTTATCTATGTAGTTAGCCGATCCACCGCCGCCGCTGCCCGAACCGCTGGTAAATGCCTGTTTTCCTTGTTCGTTGTGGCCGCCGCCAGCACCGCCGTTTGAAGTTATGGTGGAAAATACGGAGTTATTTCCATAATTTCCATCATTTGCTAGTGACCCGCTACCGCCGCCACCAACTGTGACCGTGTAGCTAGTTCCCGCACTAATAGAAAATCCTGACGCAGTTCTGTATGCGCCTGCACCGCCGCCGCCACCGGGGTTAAATTGTTGGTAATAATAAGGCGTGACGTAGAAAGCGACTGTATTTGAGCCGCCGCCAGAGCCACCTCCTCCAACGACGAGATATTCAACGCTTGGCGGCGCACCGAATGTCGTAATACTATTGCTGGCCGCGCTAGATGGGCTATTACCAATAGCGTTAGTGGCAAACACCGTAAACGTATAAGCAGTATTTGCCGTCAACCCCGTTACGGTAATTGTGCCGCTGCCTGCTTGGCTCAATGTCGCCGTTATACCGCCGGGGCTACTTACCGCCGTGTAACTTGTAATGACGGAACCGCCATTGCTTGCTGGTGCGGTATACGAAACAGTCGCTGTTGTGCTGCTCGTTGCCGTTGCGGTGCCAATAGTCGGCGCGCCGGGGACTGTAACTCCCCGCGCAGCTATCAGCAGTTGCATGATTCCCGACATATTAGGTTACGTTCCCGCTGATGACGCAGTTATCGCTGTCAAGGAAAAGTACCGTTGCCACGCCCCTTGTTGCAAGAGTTACGCTGGCACGATCTGTGTTGGTGCCTGCAACGTAAGCAATGCTGATGCTGCACTCCACCGTTATATTGCCGGTCGTTGCGTTGTAGAGAGAAATGACGTTTCCGGTTGCCATAACGGCATTTGGAATAACAATTTTGCCGCTAGTACCTATACCAATGAACCGTCCAGAATCACCCGCTGAAACGGTGTATGTGGACGTTTTATTTGAACCTGACTGCGGAATGTTTCGCACATATCCATACTGATCGTTGATGCTAGTGATGGACGCGCCGACCGCGGTTAAGGTGCCACTAACCCCGACATTGCCTGTAGAAGTAGCAATACGCATTCGCTCAACGCCGTCGGTAGCGAATACAAGGTTGTAACCATTGTTAGTGGTAAACGATGCAATAGAGTCATCGCCCATCGCAACACCAAGAGCATTGGTGCCGCTGTTTTGCCACATCTCAATAAAGTTGTTGGTGTTGTTACCCCATGTGGCGGGAGCGTCAAAGTTGTTGGTGACTCTAAAAGATGCGGTGTTTGTTCCGACCCCAAGATTGCCCGACGTATCTATCCTGAGCCTCTCGCTGCCTCCGGTGTAGAAGGTCATCGGGAGGTAGGAGCCGGTGCCGTTAATGGCTGACTCTAGATAAGTAATGCTTGAGTCAACACCCATTGCGACTCGGGATGAGTTTGCCGGGTCTGAACTGTTATGCAGTCTGCAAGCCGCGCCAACAGCCGTGCCGTTTGGCAAAGCACTTATCGTCGTGTTGCCGTTTGTGGTGCTAGTCTGAAATGCCAAGCGATTGCTTAACGTCGCATTGCTCATGTCGCCCGTGATGCGCTGGGCGGTGCTAGAGAACGTGAGGTTGCCGGTGGTGATGGTGGCCGTACCCGCGTTCAGCGATGCCACAGAGGCGTTGGTAACGGTCAGTCCTGTTACCACAGCCGTGCCGACGTTGGCCGATGCTATAGATGCGCCGGTAGCCGTCAGCGTTGTAACCGTTGCCGTCGTTAGCAACGCCACTCCTGCGTTCATGGACGCGATGGAGGCGCTCGTAGACGTTAAGTTAGTTACGGTGCCGGTCGTAATGACCGCCGTGCCTGCATTGGCCGAGGTAATGGAGGCGGTAGTAGCGGCAAGGGCAGCAACACCTGTAATCGTGCCTGCGTCATCCACAATTACGACGCTATTTTGAATAACCTTGCCGGTAGTTAGATCAAACCGGGCAATGGCGTTGTCAGTAGATGAAGCAGGGCCAGTTACATCGCCACCGCCGCTTGCTGCGGTTGCCCATGACAACGTGCCGGTGCCATTGGTAGACAGAACCTGCCCGCTTGAACCGTCTGCCGAGGGCAGCGTGTAGGTCGTGCTGCCTGCGTTCGTGGCGGCTTGTATGCCGACATAGCCTGACGTTGCGCCCAAGAAGCGAGCGGTAGACAAGTTTGCAGAGCCGATAGAGGCTTGCACAGCGGTCAGCGTGGTCGTAGCCGCTACGCCAACATTGGCAGAGGCTACCGACGCCCCTGTGGCCGTCAGCGTCGTAATAACCGCCGTGCCGAGGTTAGCCGAGGCAATAGAGGCAGCGGTGCTGGTCAGGTTTGTGACCGTACCTGTGGTGACAAGCGCCACAGCAGCGTTGACCGAGGCAACCGATGCCGAGGTGGCAATCAGGTTCGTGATCGTGCCGTTGGTAATGACAGCGGTGCCAAGGTTGGCCGAGGTAACCGATGCGCTTGCAGCCCGCAGGTCGGTAATGTTTGCCACGCCCACATTGGCCGAGGCAACCGATACGCCCGTCAGGGTCAGCGCCGAGATAACGGCATTGCCAAGGTTAGCCGAGGCGATAGATGCGCCGGTCGCCGTCAGATTCGTGACGGTGGCAGTCGTCAACAAAGCGACACCCGCATTGACGGAGGCGACCGAGGCGCTCGTAGCCGTCAAATTGGTGACAGTACCTGTGGTGATAACGGCTGTGCCGACGTTGGCCGAGGTGATGGACGCACCGGCTGCGCTCAAGTCGGTTATAACCGCCACAGCCGCGTTTGCGGAGGCGGTAGAGACGGTGGGTAGGTCTGACTTGCCCGTAACCGCGAGGGTGCTACCGAGCGTCGCAGCGCCCGTCACGGCAAACGTGCCGCCGACTGATAGCGCCGAGGTGACCGACACATTGGCTTGCAGGCCGGTGTTGCCCGTAACCGTCAAGGTGCCGTTGATCGTCGTGTTGCCAAACGAGTTGGCGGCGTTGATCATCTGGAAGCGGGTGCCGTCGTAGATAACGACGACCATCTCGCCCGAGTTGATGTCGCCAGCGGCAAGGGCGCTGCTACCGTCGCGGGTGATGGCCTTTGCGCCCAAGCCGTCCACGTTCAGCGTCACCGCGCCCGTGTTAGCGCCGCCCGCCACAAAGTAAAACAACTGACCCGCAGCGTAGGCGGTCAGGGTGGGCGACATCGTGCCGAGAACGGTGTCGGTGCCAGTAATGGAGATGAGCTTGGCGACGGTGGACTGCACTTGCCCGAGGGTGGCCGCGTCCCCAATCAGCGTACCGTTGGCAAGGCCGGTGATCTTGTTGCTGCCCATCGGGATGTTGGCCGTAGGCGTGGACTGACCGTCCTTGGTGATGCAGTTCGTTAAGCCCGAGGCAAGGTCTGCCGTCAGGGCGTTAAAGACCGTCGCCGAAATGACGGTGTTGGCAACAACGGGCTGACCCGTTGAGTTGATGACAAAGGTGCCGCTGCCGTTAAAACTCATCTGTGCTTACTCCTATTCTTTCGTCTGTTCTAACGCTTGCCGTTGCTCGGACAGACGCTGAATGTTCTCTAATTGAGCAATCAGTTGCCGCGTTAAATACGGGTTGACCTTGCCTTTGCTACGTCGTGCCATATCCACAGCAAATCCAAACCCCGGAACTGCTGCTAACTGATCGCCATACTGTGACAAAAGTTGCGCTAACTTTTCGCCAACATTTGCGGGTGCGCCGCCAGCTCTCATTTTTGCAGAGGCTTTGGCGGCTGCGCTTTCGGTTGCTTTAGTGGCTGCAACGCGGCCAGCGATGCCAATGGAGGGAATCACCGCTGCTCCCGCCAAGCCTATTGGGCCTGCGGCTCCAAACCCGATGGAAGAACCTAAAGCGGGGCCAAGTGCGCCAGAAACAACACCTGTTGGCGCAAACTTTCCAAGGAATCGCATGGCGTTGGATACTGGGCCGCCATTAACAACACCCAAAATGGCCTGTTGTTCTTCTTTGTTAAACAACCGAAAGTCATTGCTTTTGGCTAATTTTTTAAATTCTCTCCGCAATGCGTTTTCAACGCCCGCGCCAGAAAAAGTACCGGGCGATTCCAAGCGGGCATCAAACATGATGTCCTCAATAACATCGCCTTTTCGCGCCCGCGACCAATAGCCGCGAGCTTCTTTCAGCGCATCTACCCCGCCTTTGTCACCAACAGGCACGTTTTCTACAAAATCATCAATTTTGTTTCGCAGAATCATGCCAACGCGCCGATCTGCGGGGTCAATGCTTGCTGCCGCATCTCGCGCCACTTGGCGCAACATATCCATGTCATCTAATGTCTTGTTGCTGCCTTTATATCGTTCAAAAGCTGCGATTGCTGCGCTTGATTTAGGATGCAATTCGGGAATAACAGCAACTTGCTTGCCATCGCTATCGCGCAAGTTTGTTTTTAGCCCGTCAACAAAACTATCAAATTGATTAGCGTCAAAAAACACGCCTGCATCTGTGGCTCTTTGATACGCAGCCTTGGCTTGCGCCTTCAATTCTTCAACTGAAGGGATGCCGGGAAGCGGTATATCTCCAACTTGTTGAAACGGATATGCGACCGTCTTTGCGGCAACCGTCAATGGATCAATGGCTTCTGATGCCGCCGCTAATTTGCCACCAACATATTCGGTTGGGGCGCTTGGGATGGCTTTTAACGCACGGCCAGTCCCATAACCAACAAGAGAAAGGTCAGAAAGTGTTTCTGCCGGGCGATCAGCGAACCGACGCTTTAACACATCGGGGTCAAGATACCCACGATAATGACCAATAATCCCTTCTGCTGGGCGCGTAAGCGGCGTTTCTTGCGATCTTCCGCTAACGCTTGGCAATGCGCTAATGCCAATACCCATGACGGTTTTGCCAAACTCTGTTGGCTCGCGGAATGGGTAACTTATGGCGTCAGCCGCGCCAGTAACAACGTCTTTGCCAAGGCGAAGGAAATCAGATGGAAGATTGGCAATGCCTTCTTGCAAAGCCTCAACGCCAGTCAGCTTTTCTTCTTGCCGTCGCGCCATTTCATAAGCGCGAGCAATATCCTTGTACTCTGGCGTGTCAATCAAATCTTCGTTTTGCACAAGCCAGTCGGCGTACCGGCGAGATTGCCGTTGCTCAACAAGCGGTTTTGGCTCTAGCAATGTTTGATTTGCCATTGCTATTTCCTCCGTTGCTGCATCTTTCGGATGATTTGATCTGCGCGATCAAACACCGCCTTATCTTCCGCAGCAATTTCTGGGCGCGGATACAACGAACTTTCTGGTTTATAACTTGGCGGCGACCAATTTAACGGGAATTTATCACCGTAAGTTGAATCGTATTTGTTGATAATGCGTTGTTCCAAATCGCTTAATTGCTTGTCGGCGTTTTCCAACGCAAGCCGCATTGCGCGAGCATCTTTAGTTCCCCTAATTGCGCCAATCGCAGTTTCAAAACGCGGCCATTCTTGCTCGGTAATACTGCCGGGCGCAAAACCTTCTGCTCGGCTTTGTTTTAATGCCTCAACGCTTGACCGCTCTCGCAAAGTATCAAACAGCGACTGCGCTGACGTTGCAGAACCTCGGATATTCGGCGTAAGCGTTTGGGTTGGGCCAAAAATGTAATCAGTACCGCCGTGTTGCTGCAAATCTTGGATAAAGTTTCGCATCATTGACACTTGACCAAGCGCCGCTTGCGCCGCTCCTTGATCAACGGGCTGTCTAGCAACTAAATTGCCGTACTCTTTTGGAGACACGCGTTCAATAGCCGGTTTTTGGGTTGGCGCAACTGGCCTTCCGCTTGCCGTGGTCGCGCTTCCGCTGTACTGCAACCCTCTGCCGGGGGCAAAATCGCCGGTTTCTAATGCCGCGCCGTAACTAATCCCGCTAGGAGGTGCCATGCCGCCACTACCCGTGGGGGCGGTTGGCGCTTGCGGAGCAGGGCGAACATTTAAGTTTTGCAGGTTTTGCGGAAGCGGAGCCATCAACTGCTCTAAAGTTGGAGCGGTTGGCACCATCCCCTGCTGATCAACCGGAATGTTAGTCAGTCCTAACGAACGGTTTATGTTTGAGTTTGCGACATCTAGCCTCATTTGGGCTATTTGATCTGGGGTAAATACTGGCTTGCCGTCATCAAGCCTTCTTAACAAAGTGTAATCAGGCGCTCCCTTTGCCACGCTTTGATCAAACGCTTTTCGGCTATCTTCAGTAGCAGAACTTATTAAAGCTAATGGGTCTATTTGTCCGTAAACCGATTTAGCCTTTGGCGTTTCTAACATTTGAGCAAGACGCGCTGCCATAACCGGGCGATCCTTCAATGCCGCAGCGCCAAGCCCGGTTGAAGCCATGCCCAACACTTCTTCCGGTGCGCGGCGGTACTGCGATTGGCGCGTAACCTCGCCCAACTCGGTCTGTTCGGGAACGGGGGCAGCACGACCCGCAAACGGCGTGGCCTGCATACGCTGGTTGTACTGATCCAGCGTTTCCTCGGGACGCTTCGCCATCTGCTGCTCAAGTTGCGCGTCAGGCTGGTAGGTATACCCGCCCTGCATACGGCCAAGCATGCGCTGGGCGTAATCAGCCTCCATGCCCTTGGCTTCTTCAGCGGCCTCACGCGCTTTGCGAGTTTCGCGGCCAGTCAGATAACCCTGCAATGCTTTTACAAGCGGCGCGGCCTTCGGGATCGGCGCTGCATTGCCTTCCATCGGTTCGTACTGTTGCTGTGCGAGGGCTTCAGCCAACATCGCACGGCGACGGGCCTCCTCCATCTGCCGCTCATATTCGCTTGGGGCGCGGAAGGTTGGGACATAACGTACTGTTTTAGCCATTCTCAAAGTCCCCTCTGTAAGAACCTCCCTGCGGCGTCGTCATACCGGCGGGAGAGGGCATACGCGGGCGCATCGGGCGTCCACCGATTTGCGGAGACATACCTTGCGAGCGACCCATGCCGCCCATCATGCCGGGAGTGCCGGTGATACCGGGCTGCGGGCTAGTCATCGGGCCGTTAAAGTTCATGTTCTGCGGCGGCACACCGGGCGCAGCGTTAGGCGTCGGCTGGCCGTAGGCTAATCCCGGCACTTGGCGCATCGCCATATCGCGCTGGCCTGCGGGAGCGGATAGGGAGCTATTGCGCTCCTGCATCGCCATCATTTGTGCCAACTGTTGCGGTCGGCGGTCGGGACGAAATCCGTTCATGCGTTAGCCCTCAAGTAACCCGTAATTGACCATCTTGTAGCCGCTTGGGTGAGCGACGATGGCTTGTGGCAACACGCTTTCCACTTCGTCGGCCATGACGCCGCGTTGACGTTCGCCAAAAATGTCGTATTCGTATACGCCTATGCCGAGCGGGTGAGTGCCAACGCGAACGATGTTGGATTTTAGCCGACGATCCGAGAAAAGCGCCGCAAAGCTGCCAGCATTGCCTGCCGCAGTTGCCAACGACCCACCTAATTGACCAAAAAGCCCCATATTTGCGTTGTACCCGGCAACTTGGTTTTGATAATTGCGCTGTGCAAAGTCGCCTTGCGCTTGACCCGCTTGGAATATCGGGGCTGGTGCAACCGACACGCCTTGATAGCCTTGGAACTGCGGGATAGCAACCTGACCGCCTGCCAACAATGCGCTGATCTCGTTGATCGGCATGGATCGCATTGCTGCCTGCTGTGCAAGCGCCTGTTGGATAGCGGTGTTGCGGAACTGCTGCTGCGCGATGCCTTGCTGGAACGCTTGCTGTTGTGCGGCGTTTTGGAATGCAGCCCGTTGTGTGCCAATGTCAAAACCTTGCCCGATGGCGGCATTACGTTGGTCTTGCTGCGCCATGAGTTGATTAAAGGCTTGCGATTGCGCTTGGTTCTGCGCGGCTTGACGCGCCAACTCTTGCTGCATCGCTTGTTGCTGCGCTTGGTTGTAGAACTGCGCGGCTTCTTGCGATTGACCGGCTTGTTGAGCCTGTCGCGCAAGGTTGGCTTGTTGAGCGGCAAGTTGTTGTTGGAAGTTTTGCCCTGCGGCAGCGTTCTGCAATTCCTGCACGTTAACGCTTTGGCCGAAAATTTGTTGCAACGCTTGATTAGCAGCCTGATTGGCAGCAATTTGGCGCTCGTAATTTTGCCCGATGGCTTGGTTTTGCAGTTCTTGGGCTTGTTGGCCCATGCCAAACTGCGCCATCAACGCCTCTCGGTTGAATTGACCTGTGCCAAGTGCCTGTTGGTATGCCTGTTGTTGCGCGACGTTTTGCGCTTGTTGCGCTGCAAGGGCTTGGTCAAAGTTTTGACCGATGGCCTGATTGGCGGCTTGCTGTGCTTGCTGTTGAGTGCCAAACGACGCTAGTTGCGCCTCGCGGCCAAACTCACCTGCTTGCAAACGCTGCTGGAACGCTTGCTGTTGGGCTTGGTTTTGCGCGGCTTGCGTGGCAAGCGATTGCTGTAGGTTCTGCCCCAGCCCGGTGTTATACAAACCGGCTTGCTCCATGCCCGCACCAAAGCCCGACAAGGCGGCTTGGTTGGTGAACATAGCGCGAGATTGCTGTTCGTTAAACGCTTGCTGACGCGCTGCTTGATCAAGACTGATACCCTGCGCGGCGGCTTGCAACAGAAGGTCGTTTTCCTTCTGCATTTGCGCTTGCATTGCAGAGTTATACGCCTCGCCACCCGGTCGCAAACCTTGGTTGATGAGTTGCGTTTGCAGCGATTGGCGTTCGCCCTGCAACTGCGGTGACAGGCGGGACAGGATCGCTTGCTGCGCCGTCATGCCAGCGTTAACCGGCCCTTGCGGCAGGTTGCCAATGTCAATTTCGCGTTGCAGTTCTGGTCCTTGGACAAACTGCTGCGCGTAACCAAACTGGCCTTGTTGCGGGCCACCGGCCACACCGCCTAAACCTGACAGGTCAAGCCCTTGCAGGTTCAACCCTTGCGGGCCTGCACCTGCTAGGCCAAACATCCCCGCATAGAACGGCATCTGCGAGACTTGGCTAACGCCCGACAAGTCAGCGCCTTGCAGTTGCGGTGCGGCAGGGCCACCACGCGCCAAGCCATACATTTCGGCCTGTGCGGGCAACTGTGCGCCCTGCACGGCAACATTGGCCTGCGCCATTTGCCCCGGCCCAACTTGCCCCGGCAACGCGCTAGTTTCATAGTAAGCGGTTGGCGTGTATGCGGCTGTTGGTGCGCCTGCAATACCGCCCGTCGCGGCTTGCTGCGAGGTGTATCCAACCGTTTCACTTGGCGGCGTCAGTTCACGCTGCATCGGCCCTGCATAACCGATGGTGTAATCAATGTTCGGCAGGCTGCCCGTATCAAATGGCCTCGCAACCGACAAGTCTTTAATGCCATACGCAGCGTTTTTGGCTGCTAAATTTAACCAGTATTCGGCGGCTTGTTGCTGTTCAAACGCCGCTTGCCCCGTGTCTGTCAGCCTTTGTGTGACGGTCGGCTGCTCAATAAACGTGGTAAATGCTGATTCGTCTGGCGCTTCACCCGCCATTTCGGGGTTGGTGAACAGCCGCTGCTGGTAGGCTTCCATCGCCTTGTTGTAGGCGTCTTTATCTACCGTCGGCGTTTTTTGCCAAGTCACCGTCTGCGACCCGGTGGGGCCGTAGATGTTGGGATTGGACATATAAGCCGATTGCTTGGCGGCGGCCAAGTTTTCGGCTCCTTGCTGCCGCGCTAACGCGGCGTAATCAGGTGCTGGCGGTGGTGCTGGCGATTTTTTGCCCATACCTCGGCTCCAAGAAACGACACTTGTCAGGTGTTTGCGTCATAAAAACAATGTCTCCGTCGGGTGCGCCATCCTTAATGCGCGCTTCCTCGGAAAACCCCATTTTCGTGACCAGTTTCAGCGCCCGGGTATGGTTGCTGGAAATCGGCCCTATTATCTTATCAACATTGCAGACGTTATAGGGATAATCGTACACAGCGGCTAGGTAAGCCGGGGTGACTTGATCCCAAGTGATGTGACAAACGACCGATCTGCCGTTCCACATCTCATAAACCGTACCGGCGACAAGCTCACCATCTTTCTCAAGGCCAATCGCAACCGAACGGTCAGCGTGATAGCCGCCGTCCGTGCGCGACATGACCCAATGGCCCACATGGGGGCCGTTTACGATGCGCCAGCCCATCCGAGTTGATACACAACGTCCGTTGATGCCCATTCCAAGGAGACGTTCTTGCTGGCGCTGTTAAAAACCAATCCGCCGCAGTAACCGATGCCTTGGATACCTACGAAATTGTTTGTAATGATCAGGTCAGCACCCCACACCGCCTGATTCCATAGCCCAACATCCCACAACCCGTATTGCGTTGCCACGAACGACAGCGCACCGAGGTCGGCGTTGGTCTGAAAATCCACGTTCATGCCGATATTGATGGTCGGCTGGCCGTTGCTATAAATAGTCGGGCGGCCACGGGTGAAATACTTAATGACGCCTCGCGTCTCAAAGTAGTTAAACGCTTGCAGCGCCTGTGTGCTGATAGCAACGCCGTCGTCGTTATAACCCGCTGCGCCCGATCCGGTCGTCCAGCATTCGGCAACGTAGCCGTCACCGCCGAAATACGGCTTGTCTGCAAGAATGGCAAAGCAGTTGGCGTTCCAGCCGGTGAACCGACACCACGCTTTTGTGATGTTGTTCATCACAAATTGCTCTTGGCCGCCCGTGCTCGGCGGTACGTTAACGATCAGCGCGTTGTTGGAGGCGTTGTACAGCAATCCCCAACCAAAATTAGACTTGTATTGCCGTGCCGCAGCCGCAAATGCGCCTTGAATCTTGTCTGACAGCGCCACTTGCGGGTCTAAACGAGACGATTGCAGCGCCGACGCCATTGGGATCAAGCCATCTAACGTCAAAACAAGCAAATCACCGCCGTATTTCTGCAAACAACGGCGAGAAATCGGCGCACCGATGATCCACACGCCAATCAGCGCCCATGTGGAGGCGCTAGAGGGGTCGGTTCCGCGATAAACGATGACCTCGCCTTGATCGGTGACAAAAACAAGGTTGTCATCCACACCGTAGCCCGCGTCAATCGTCCATGACGCCATTGCGACGAGGTTTCCGCCCAAGTGCGCGACCGAAGATAGGTCAAGGACGTTTGCTGCACCGCCAATGGAAGCGGTTGGCAAATACCACGCCTTAAGCGTGTTCTTTTGGATAAACCACATCCTGTTTTTGAACAGGGTGGGTTGAATTAGGTCGGTTGTTGTGACGCCTGTGATGGCAGGGCTAGACGCACCGTCAATGGCTGTCCAAGTGCTGCCATTAAACAACAGCGGCTTATCCACCCCGTTTGCGGCGTAGAGGTAACTGCCGCCCGACGTTGTGATGTTGGTATATTCCCAGCGGCTATTGGTTAACCCTGTAACCTTTGCCGCACCAACGGCACCTGCTGTCGTAACGTCATAGATGTTGCCACCGACAACCGCAAACATCTTGTCTGTTGCGCCCGCGTTATAAACAAGCAGGCTTTCTACCTGCCCCGTCATGCCGGTGGCGTGTTTAACATAGCCGCCACGCAACGCCACGCTAGAAACGCCGGGGAACAAATTGACGAGCGTCACGGCGTCGGTTGGGGCCATGTTGGCGAGCGAGTCACGGGCGTTCCACCCGCCCACGGGGGCAGGCAGAGATGCGACGTTGTTCGTCGTGCGCTGGATTAGCCGTCTACGGACGGGCGATGCCATTAGTTGTTGCCCGTGCCATAGCCGCTATCGGGGATGTTGTCGTAACCGATCAACACCGTACCCGGTCGCGGGGCAAACGAGAGGTTGGCGGCAGCCGTGTCTTGCGCCACAGCCGTCTCAAATTCCATCAGGTAATCGCGGTAGAGGGCGGTCGTGTCAAAGCCCTTGGCCTCAAAATACTTGAGCTTCGTACCCAACACCATTAGGCGATCTGGGTAAATGCAGGTGTCGTTGTCGTTGGTGAAACTGTTTTGCGGGGTGCCGTCTGCCGCCTCTGCCCACGCCTTGCTGCGGTACTCAAAGCCGAGCAACTCCCCACCGTTCATTCCCGGCCAAATCTGGAAGTATTTGCCAAGCAGACGCCAGCGGATACGGGGGCCGGTGCTGATGTAGCCCGAGAGCAGCCATTCCCATTGCTGCGGTGACTCGGGGCCGAGCATTTCCCAACGCTTGCTCTTATCCCAATGGGTGCGGTTGACCGTGCTGACGTAATCAGGCGGCAAGCCGTATTTTACCTTTTGGAAGATGACCTGACCGCCAACAACCGTTTCGGTCGTCTGGTAGTTCAGCGTGACCGACGTAGCGCCGACAGAGGTGACGTAGGTGGCGTTCGGGATGCCGACCCCTTGCACCTGATAGGTCGTGTCCAAGCCCGCCGTAGAGGCAAGCCCGGTGATTGCGGCGACACCGTTGACCCAGTTACCCGTGGCCGTAGTGGCTTCGGTATAAAAGGTGTATTGGCGGGTCAGTTCGCGCCAATCAGCACGACGGAGAAGCTCATAACCACAGGCGTTCATCAACGCGAGCAACTGCACAACGTCTTGGCTGTTATTGCCAGCGACGGTGGACGGCGTAGGAATACCAAGCTCCTTGGTGCATTCCTGTATGAGTTCAACCATCGTGCTGCCCATGCTATGCCTCCGTTAGTTCTTTCGGCGGGCGACCACGACGAGGCTTGTCCTCCATCAAGGCCGCCATTTGTGCTTGCAACTCGGCCAACTGGCGCTTGGTGTCCTCAAGTTCTGCGCTGCTTTCAGCGCGGTTCTTGCGGTTCAAGTACAGTTTTGCCCGCTCACGCAGGCCAACTCCACCCATGCCGATGCGTTGCAGTTGTGCGTCTGACGCCAGAGCCAACTGCTCTACCGTCACAAACTTCAAGATAACCAGTTCTGCGATCTGGTCGCGTGTAATTTCCTCGGGAGCGTCCTTTTGCCACTCCGACAGCGGGGTGCCGATTTCTGCGGCCACGCCATCGCTCTGTTGCGTCTGAAAATACAGCCATTGGCGCGGGAACCGTGACTTATGTTCGTCGCGTGAAGGCTGGTCAATAATGTTGGTCTTATCGCCGGGAGCCATGATGCGGCAGTAGGTCTTGCCTTTGCCGGGGCCATCATCCTTGACGTAAAACTCAACGTGCAACTGTGCGTCGGCGTTAGAAACATCGCTATCTAGTGGCATTGTCCTTGCTCCTGTGGGGATTACAGGTTGTTGACCTGTGTGATGGTACAAATGACCGAGGGAATCGCAGGCCATACGCTTGTGGCGCTGGCTGCAAGAATTCTAACGCTTGTGTCATCCGTCGCCCACATCAATTCAACGTAGTGAGTAGGCTCAAGTTGGATGATGAAGTTCCACGCGGCGACGGTACGCGCTGCGGTGCCTTGGATGGCGATAGTGGTGGCTGTATTGGCGACGTTGGTGCCGTTTTTACGCAACCAAATGTAGATATTGCCTGCGCCGCCCGAGGTTTTGTCTAACTGTGCCGAAAACTGCACGTTGTAGACGCCTTGGTTATCCACCACAAGCCGGGAGGACGGTGAACCGATAGACACGCCATTGCTGCTATCGGTAGTGTTAAAAACCATGCCGTAAGCGGTATCAATGGACGCCGCCGTTTGCAGCGTGGTGTCGCTAAACGCACCGTAATGCAGGATCGGCACCGCTCGCCCAAAGCCTTGCAGTTCTTCCCAAAGCGTGTTGCTTACGGCAAAGAACAAGGCCGAACAGTCAGGATTGATCGTGCCAAACCCGACGTTGTTGATGCTGCTACCCGTATCGTATGGGTACACAGTCAGCGGGTTCGCGCTTGTGTTCTTGACGATGATTGTCTCGCCCATCTCGGTCGGCGGCAGTTTAACGCCTGCGCCTGCGCCTACCGTCGTGACGTTGTTGTAGACATAGGTCAGCGTTGTGGCATCACCCGCCGACGTACCGGCTGCGCTCACGCTCGCGTTGCCGTCGCCGCAAATGGAGACGGTGGATAGGCCGTTCACGCCCGATCCAAGTACGCGAGAGGGAATAGCCATCAGGCTGCCTTTGCCTGTTCGTGGCGCACTCGCATGATCTCGGCAATCAAGCCGGGGCCACGCGCATCCACGTTGATGTCGCCCATCACCTCAAACAATTTCTGAAACTCGTTGGCCTGCTGGGCCATTGCCATGTTGCAGTTGAACTTCTTGCCGGTCGGGCCGCCCACATGAACGTCAATGGATGGGCCGGTGAATTCCCCGGTAAAACGCTTCAAGCCATCTGCCCGGTTGCAACTGTCGTACCCGTACAGCACGAAGTTGCGGAACCCGAGCAGATAACCAATGTTGATGGCACGAAGTCCCGATGTCGTCCCGCCACCCACGGCCAACTTGCCGGGGCCAATCGCTTGCATCTCGGGGCCTTCTGCCCATGAGTGCCACAGCCATACGTTTTTGCCTTTTAGGTAGTCAAACGTGACGGGTGGGCAGCGTGAGGCAACGAGATACACCGTATGGTCGTTGGCCTTCTGGATGCCGCTAGTGCGGTCACGCGGGTCAAGGTTGACCCACATATCAGGCTGGATGCCGTTCTCGCACAGGAAGTCATGCGCTGCCTTGATCGCCACGATGGGACGACCGGCTCTGCGGTGCGCTCTGATTTCCTCTACAAAATCGGGCATAGACCACCCGCTCGCCACGCACACGAATGTTCCATCGTGCTTAATGGGAGCGGGGGCCAGTTCTGGAAGACCACGGCCAAGCGCCGAGCGAATGTTGGAGCAAAGCTCCTCCGCTGTACCCGCCGCCTGTACCGTGATCTCCAGAGGCTGCATTAAGCGTTCAACCCCGTAAGGACATGGGGGTAGCCCGCAATGCAGGTGACCGCAGAGGCCGAAGCCGCCGAAGTCGTCGCCACAAGGCCCGCGACCAAGCCCGCAGTTACCGTGGCGTCGTCAAGAGCGCCCGGAGTTGCGGTCGTGAACAGCGGGACGTTCGGCTGACAGCCGACCAACACGCTGACACGCGGCTTGCCGCCCAATTGCACCCAGCCGTAGTACGCCGAGGCAATGGACACCTGTGCAAAACCAACCGCCTTGGAATTGGCAGAGTTGGTCGTGGTGAGCGGAGCCACCTTGTTGTCAACGGTGACGGTCACAGCCGACCACGTTGCACAAGTTGAAGCCGCCTGCACATAGATGGCCTGACCGCCGTCACTCAAGTTGACGACGGTGCCAACGGCGAACGAGGGCGAGGTGTCGGTGTATTCAAGCGAAACACCGATCATATTGCTTACAGAAATAGACATTTGTTTGCCCTCTTAATCAATCAACACGCCTTGGAATTGAGCGCCCGAGCAGGTCAAGTTACCTGCCCAGCCGATCAGCTTCACAATGGCGTCTTGGTTAACGGCCTGCCGCTCGCCGCCAATCGGCACAAAGTTACGATCTTTGTGAGGACGGAAGTGCAGGTACTTGGTGTTGAGGAACCACATGTGGTTCGCGTTGCCAGCACCCGAGTTGTAGGTGGAGGAACCGATACCACCGTCCAGCACAACGTCAGACGCCATGCCAGCGCCGTAGTACTTGAGCGAGGCAAAGCCCGCGCCAGCCATGCCCGAGCCAGACTCGGTGATGCGCTGGATGGCTTGCAACGACTGCAAGTAATAACGGTAGTAGTTGTTGTCAGCAACGATCAGGTCAGGCTTGTCGGTGCCACGAACGAGCTGGACAGCCAGAGCGTCCATGTAGCCCTGAATCGTGGTGGACGACACAACGCCCGAACCGCTGACCGACGCATCAAACACCTTGGACTGCCAGAACGACCACACGGCGCGGTTGATGCCGCCGTAGGTGCCGGTAGTCGGGTCATCGGGAACAGCCGCAGCAAGACCCGTGAGGTTCTTACCCGCGTTACCCGTGCCATCGCCGTACAGGTCGCCCGAGATGCGGTTAGCAAGTTGGGCTTCCGCAACTTCCATGCGACCGTCAAGAAGGTCAATGATGGCCTCCTTGCCCGAGTTCTGGATCATCTCCAGACCCGAAATGGTCACGGCAGAAGCGTACTGCGTGATGCTGAACTGCGCCGACGAAATCGGGCTGTTCTGGCCGACGTTCAACACCTCGTATCCCGAGTAGGAATTCGTGTTGTTGGTGGTCGGATCGTTGTACATGATTTCTTGCAAAATCACGTTACCGCCCGAGAACGTCTTGACGTTCCCGCGCTCCTTGAGGCGACGAAGCAACGCGTTGTTGTTCGTCACGTTGTCAGCGAGTTCACCGCTACGGCTCTGAATAGTCGTGGCAATGATGTCGCTGATGCTTGAGTTGGCAAATGCCATTTGATTACTCCTTCATCAGTTAGTTATAAGCGCGACTCTGTTTCGGAAAATGCTTCCTCTAGAATCGCACGACGGTTTGCCGCTTTTGGAGCCGTGTTAACGCCGGGTGTGGCGCTTCTGACACTCACCGCTGCTGCTCGGGCGGCTTTCGCTGCCCTGTTTTGTTCCTTCGCTTGTTTTGCGGCGGCTTCGGCCTGTTGGGCCTTGGTCACCTGATCAAACAAGTTAGGATCAAGCCTGATGGCCTTCTCATAGGCTTCGTCCAACGTCTGCGCCATCCCGCTCTGTAGGAGTTGGATCATCGCCGGTCGGACATCCTCAAAATGATCGGCCTTCAAACTAAATTGGTTGATTTCGTTTAGCAGGGTCTGATTTTCCATCATCTCCTGCTGTTGCTTCCAGCCCATGACCTCGCCACGGACTTTGTTCAGTTCGTTTTGCAGCGCATACACGGTCGGGTCAACCGTTTGCTGCGGCATCTGGCCTTGCTGGCCCTGCATTGCGCCCAAGTTGATGCCATACGACTGCGCGAGTTGTTGGAAATACACCAACTTCGTTTGCGGGTCGCTGTTACGCAACTTGTGGTCGGCGTCCATCAGGGCGGCTACAGCCTTATCAGGCGATAAACCAAGCCCCTGTATGGTCTGCATATAGGGCGAGATGGCTTCCTGCATCGCATCGGCAAACTGCGCCTTGGAGAGCAGCGGTTCCACGCCCGCTCGCATCTGCTCCTCGCGCTGCCATGCGTATTCCTGCATCTTCGGGTCGGCTTTCTGCCAAACCTCGTGATAGTCCTTCTTCCACGATGCCGGTGGGCGACGCCAAACGGGCGGTTCTTCCTCTACCTGCGGTTCGTCAGCAGGTTCCTCGGCTTTCGGCGTAGCAAAACGCCCCTTACCGTCGCGTGAGACGGGTTCAATGGGTTCGCCACGCTCTGCCGCTTCTAAACTCTGCTCAAGAATCGCTCGGCGGTCAGTTACATCAGCCTGTGGGGCTTCATCTCGTTCCATTTGCTCGTCCACGTTAGCCTCTCCTGTGGGGATTGGTGAAATTCGCGTGTTGGCGCAGGTCGCGCAGTATGCGATCTGCTTGCTCGTTGGTCATTCGGGTGTTGACGATGTGCTTGATGCGCTCGAGACGGGTGTCTACCGGCTTTTCGCGTTGAATGTGCTTGCTCGGGTCGTCGTTGCCAA